AGCGAACTCAGGGAAATCTAATTCATTTTGCTGAGTTTGTCTAAGTAGTTCAGCTATAGTAGAGTTTACTGGGTCGTAATCATAAGCTTGACTTAAACTAGGCATACTACCCGCTATGCCTGTACTAGAGCCTTGAGTACCGTAAACGTCGCTAAGTTGTGCGGGAGTTAAACCGCTAGTTAAATATCCGCTTTGATCAATTGGTCCAGGCATAACTGCTGGTTCGTCATCACCGCCCATACCTAATGGTCCACCTAGTGCATCAAGGGCTACAGCCCCTGTTAAACCTTTTTGTAGTATGTTCATATCTTTAAAACTTTGACCAAGAGCTCCGCTACCTATAGGTTTGTAAGTTCCTGCTGCTGTTTTTGTACCAAAAGGATCGGATAGTTTATCAAAAGCTGTGGCTCCAGTATCTTGAAAAAATTGTGAAAATCTGCCAGAGTTAGGATCTACTCCTCCTGGTCCAAAATTAGCTGGGTTGAGTACAAAGTCTTTACCGAATGGATTTAATGAACCTATACCTTGTCCACCTTGTATACCAGCACCCTGAGCCATTTGTGCTCCAGCGTAAACTTTTAAACTACTTTTTAATGAGTCACTTAAATCTCTACCTTCACCTAAAGAACCTATACCTTGACCTATACTAGCTCCTAGTGGTCCACCGACAGCAAAACCTATAACAGTAGCGATATCTCTCGTGTTCTTTTTAACGAACCGTTTTATACTTTTAAAGGCACTCTTTAAACCGCCCATTAGATCATTCCTATGTTCATGAATTTATTATATATACAACCCTTCACTATGTATAGTGGGCTCCTACACCATATCATAGAATATTATTACCGATATTTATAGAAGTATCACCGCCAGTAAATACTGTAACGTTACCAAGACTCGCTGTAACCTCGTATCCAAGGTCAATTAACCTTTGTCCAATGTCTAACCAATGATAACCAGTCCATACTTGTAATACTTCTACGTCTGTGTTCCAAATTAAACTACCTACGTTGAATTTAAGTGTATCTCGTTCTGCTGTGGTTATTTGTCTGGTATTATCAGGGTCAAACGTACCTAAATTAAGTTCTAATACTCTTATTAATCTATTATAAGTATCGGAAGTAACCTCAGTACCTATAGATTGCGGTAGTCTAGTAGCTAAAAGCCTGCTCATCTTCTACCGTCGCTTCTTGTATCTAATCTAGTAGCCCCTAACCGCCAACCCGTATCATTATTACTTGAGTTTGTATTTGCGTCTTCTGACTCTAACCTTAGTACTGCTTGTCTTGCTCTACCTCTTACGTGGGCTTGTTGAGTTGTACTACCTATAGCGTTAGTACTATTTACGGTAAGTGAATCACCAGGAAAGTCTCTAGTTTTTAAAACTATATTAACTTTACCCGACGAGCTATTATTTAAAAATTTGACATCAGGTATAACTCTACTAATAAAAGCGAACTGTTCACCGTCGCCTATATCAAAATCACTACTTTCTATAAATACGTTAGTCATAGGGCTACCGTCATCGTTGTAACCGAACTCGTGTTCATATAGATAGTTACTGCTTGTAGCTCTAGGGTAATCGACTGTACCTTCATCAAGCCAAGCAGTTCTACTTAACTCACCGTAAGTCCAAACGTTATCATTATAATCGTAAACTACATATCTATCGTTTTCAATAGAAGTACTAGAAGGGTAAAACCAACCTACTTCATCATGTGCGTTATTAGTAAAAGCATAAATTTTATATGCTTGACCACTATTAAGGTCATCAAATACATAACTCAGTACGCTACAAGGTACTTTTTGTACGCTACCGTTATAAACGTAAAAATTATCGTAACCCATCCAATATACTCCGCTAGGCGAAGTCACCGCTCCGTTAGGGGATATAAGACCAGTATTATTATTTATTAAATTTAACCCAAAAGTAAATGGCGGTCCAATAAATGACATACTGTATAATGCTGTATCAGTCCATATTAATGTTTCTTGTCTAGCTTTTACTGAGCCTACAATTAAACTACCTTCTGATAATCTTAAACTACCCGCAGTATTAGTTTCTTTAGGTTCAAATTCTAATAAATTTTCTTGGTCACTAAAAGTTACGAGCATAGGGTCAAGTACACCCGTTCTACTAGTACCTGATATTGGGTCGCTACCTAAAACTATTAAATGTCTATCTGTTTCAGAAACTGTTATACCTAAGCATATAGTGGGTACTAAATTAGCCCCTGTTTGTGTATCTAACGCTTCAGCTCTAGCACTAACTCCGTCGCTAGTATCGTGGTAATAAATACTACCGCTACGTACAGCTATAACTAAATCTTCACCAAAATGGTCGTGTGACCAATTACGTAACTGATTAGTTTTAGATAAAGCAGTAACCGAACCCCATGTACCTGTGTTCCATTGTCCAGCACCAAAACCTGTTGATTGTACGTAAACGTCAAGACCTACGTTGATTTGGTACGCACCGTCTACTCCGCTACCTCCGTTCCCGCTATCACTACTGTTAGCTGTTACTGTACTACCGCTAGTATCTTTAGCTGTTAACGTGTATGTATTAGTAGTAGGCACCGAGTCAATTTGATATTCTTGATTAAGAACCGCAGCAGTAATTAACCCGCCTAAACTGACCGCTCCGCTTATAGTTACGAAATCACCAGATACTGCTCCATGACTAGAGTCAGTAGCGGTTATAGTAGAGCTGCCATCAGTAGCAGAAAAAGTAATACCATCGGTAGTCGTGGCTCGTATTGGGGTAACATCGTTAAAAGTATCTCCTTCGTTTATATAATACTTTAAATGCGTACCTAAACCTAGAAATTTACTGCCGTTTAAAGCTACCCAAGAATGTAAAGCACGACAAGTACCTAAAAAACTATTAGGAGTATCCTTACGCCATCCACCTACTTTTTCTGGTCTGCCTGCGTTAAACCTAACTAAATTAGAATCAAACCATCCGCCTTCATTGTCGTATGCTGTGCCTTCACGCATTATTCCTGGTTTGAATACAAATTTATTTAACGGCATATTAGACCTCGTGCCACTCTTTACCTTCAAACAATAAAGCTTCAGCTTCACGTCTGCGTATTAAACCTTGTTTTACTACGCCTCCTGCTTTATTCCATCTTTTTATTTGATTAGGTATATCGTGCCAATCTTTATTATTTAATCTTTGTAGGAGAGTACTTGAAGATAAATTACTAGGTCCAAGATTAAAAACCCACGACACTAAAGCATCAAACTCGTTTTGTTTAAGGTCAGAAGCGACCATGTCATTTATATAACCTTCGTATTCGTGCATTTCTTCTAACAACAATTCATCAGCTCCATCTTGTGTAATTGTGTCTCCTTCTTCTACGCCTTTAGTAGAGCCGTAACCTATAGTCCAGACTCCTGCAGCACACTTATAAGCTTCCAGCTCACACCCTTCAAACTTTTTAATTAAACCTAACCCTTCTTGTGATATTTTCATATTAGTCCTGTTTGTGAGAAGCTCCAAAATAAAACGATATAACCGCACTTGCTAATCCTCCGAGATAACCAAGCACTAAATTAATTAGAGCTTCACTGTTTTGTTCAGGTGGTTGTAAGGTTACTAAAAATATATACCCCATAAATCCACCTACCACAGCTATACCCATTATACGGGCTGTCCAGTCTTTACTAAACTTACCTCTTGCATCTTGAATATCAGCAGTTTCCATAGCAAACACGTCAACTTCTAACTCCTTCATTTTAAGTTCAAAGTCTTGTTCAGCTTTTTTAAGTTGTAACATTTGTTCGGGTGTAGCTTCAGCTAACCCTTTTTCTATGGCTTTTGGATTATTAGGAACTCCTAAGACTTCTGATATCATATTAGCAGCCATGCCCCCCATTGGTCCACCAAGAGCAGTACCTAACGTTGGGGCTACAGCACCAACAATATTTTTTAATAATGCTTTCATTTTATGACACCTCCAATAAAGTGTATATTTTTAACGCTTTTGCTTTACCTTTAACTTTTATAGGTTTCAATAATTTTAACTTAAATTTAGACTTTTGTTTAGTGTTTTGACCTATAATTAAATCCTTACCTACTTCTTTAGTTGAGCTTTCGAACCTTGCTGCAGTGTTTACTGCGTCTCCTATAGCTGTATAATCAAACCTAGATTCACTGCCCATGTTACCTATAATAGCTTCGCCAGAATTTATTCCTATGCCTATAGCTACGCTAGGTAATCCTTCTTTTATGAGTTCTTTATTAAGTTCTATCATATTTTTCTGTATTTGGATAGCACATTTAATTGCTTTATCTTCGTGGTTTTTAAGCTCTATAGGTGCATTAAATATCGCCATCATTGCGTCCCCAATATATTTATCAACCATACCGTCGTATTTTTGTACTGCGTCTTGTTGTGCAGTAAGTGCTTTATTCATAATGTACGTGACTTGTTCTGGCTCTACGCTTTCACTTAAAGAAGTAAACCCTCTAACGTCAGTGAATAGATAAGTAGCATATCTTTTTTCACCGCCTAATTTTAATAGTTCTGGGTTATTCTGTAGTTTTTTAACCTGACGTGGGTCAAGATAATGTTCAAATTGCTTTTTAATTTGTTGTCTTAATTTATATTGCTCTCTAAAACGTAAATAAAAAGCAACAGAAGCAACTATAAATTCAGCTATCAAACTCCATGTTACATCTATAAGTAAACCTTTACTAATAAGCAGATATCCTATGCCCCCAGTAATAGTCATGACCACACTAGCTGTAAATACACCTAAACTTACTCCGAGTAAATGTAGAGCAAACCATATAAATAGTACACCTATAATCAAAATCAATAACTCTAAAGCTAACGCCCAATCAGGTATATACGGAGAGTTTTGTATAAGTATTGATTCTGCTAATGCTGCTTGTATTTTATGTGGTTCTAGTAATCCTACTGGAGTAGCTATCTGTGGCATTACGCCATTAGCAGTAACCCCCACAAAAACAAACCTACCGTTTACATCCATTTCTTGTAGATTAGTTTCTTCTGTTTCTACCCAACTAATCCACTTACGACCTAAACTGTCTGTTTTTACTGGTGGTATACCCCTAACCGCTATTTCTTGTACGCCGTTATCGTTAGTAGTAATAATATACGTACGAGCTCCAGTCAAACTTTTTAACACATGAGTACCAAAAGAAGGAGCCCAGCCGTCTGGTGTTTTTAATAATAGAGGAATACGCCTTACTAATTGATCTATTTCAGTAGGGGCTATAGCTACTCCTTGTGCTATATCTTTATATAAATAATAATTTTGTTTTACTCCTGTTGAATATAAACCGTTTACATCTGGACCTTTGACTACTGTGCCTGTAGTTTTAGGGTAGTTTTCATTACCATCTTCAAAAGTAGCTATAACACTAGGAGCGTAACCCAAAGACCTAGCAAAATCTTTATCGCCATTAAGTCTATCTGCTTGAGGAAAACTTATAACCCAACCTACTCCTAAAGCACCTTTGCCAAGTATCTCCATTTGTATATCAGCTAATCTTTTTCTAGGTAGCGGATAACCGCCTTCACGCTCTACATCATCTTCAGTTATATTAAGTATAACAAAATTACCACTAGGCTCTTGTTGTTTTATTAAACTATCAAAAGTTTTTAATTTAAGTATTTCTGTAGGTATAGTTTGAAATAAAATAGGTAGTATTAATATAGGGAGTACAATAAGAATTAATTTTTTCATTATCCTCCTTGCGTAATAGTTATAACACTATCACTTCCTCCGTTAACTTTTACTACGTTAGAAACACCATCTTGAATAAATATAACCGTATACGCATCGCTACCGTTTAAATCTAACCTGACGCTTTCATTTACCTGCCTTCGTAAACTAACTACGTTACCTGTAATCAAGGTTGTGATTTGAGTGTCTGGGTCTTTACCTAATAAAGTACCAGATATTTGAGTACTAGTAGCTTGTGCTAATTGATCTTCTTCTTCAGCTATAGCTAATGCATCTAATACGTTTAATAAATCTTCAAGATAATTAACATCTAAAAAATTTATATCTAGTTCTGTAAATTCTAACTCATCTTCAGCTAAGTAGTCTTCAGCTAAATAATCAACATCAAGGTCATTAAAATCAAGTACGCTATCAGTTTGTGTATTTGTACTTTCTTCTTCTACAACTACCTCTTCTTTAGGTGGTGTAACTATAAGCATATTATCTATAAGGTCTAGTGTGAGATCTAGAATTACAGGTTTAGAAGGAGCTGACTCAAATACGCTTACTGTAGTAGCTTCGTAAGGCTTATTTAATAAAACCGTACCCATAGCCGTAACTACCTCTATTTCACCGCTAGAGAGCCCTAAGGCGTCTGGGAGTAATATTATAAGGCTACGCCCTAATTCATCTACAGTAGCCGTAAAATCTGTGCCACGTATCGCTATGTTTGCTGTTGGAGTTTTTAAACTTATGTTTTGTTTATCTATACGGTTAAAGCTACCAGTTATAAATCTAGCTGTACCTAAACCAAAAGTAAGTGCCATTTTAGCTTTACTAGGGTCGGGGTCGTAAATATATTCATCTATGATAAGTTGTGAGTGTTCAGTGAGTTTTACTGTAGAGTCATCTAAAAAAGTAATTGCCATTCTACCGTCAGTAGTAATAGCTTCATCATTACTTTGTATAGCGAATTTTAATTTCGCTTGAAGTGGTTTTTCTCTAACTATTTGTGCTGAACCGTTTAGTTCGGATATATCTCCGATATCAGCAACTTGTGCTTGTACCTTGGTCGTTTTGAATGACACACACAGTAGAAGAAGCGTTACCGCCAATTGATATAATTTTAAGCCAGTCATTATCTTGGGTACTCAGTTGTTGTATATTAAAAGTTCTTTGACCGCCTGTATGGTCAAGCCAAAAATACCCACCTGCTGAGGCATTAACACCAGTACCTGTATAATTTACTGTGTTGTCACTACCGTCTATATCCATATAGTTTGTAGCACCGTCAATGTTAATATTAGAAGTAACTGTGTTGCTAGAACCTTGGATAATCCAATCTAAATTTAAGTTTGCTGCTATTGCGGTAGT